TAGTGAAATACTATTAAGAGACGGACAGTTCTGTAATCTAACTGAGGTAGTTGTTAGAGCAGAAGACACACAGAAAGACATCATGCGTAAAGTTAGGTTGGCTACTATACTAGGTACATTCCAATCATCACTAACAAACTTCAAACGCTTAAGACCTAAGTGGATACACAACACAGAAGAAGAAGCATTGCTTGGCGTAAGTCTTACCGGCATTATGGACAATAGCTTTATGAATGGTAGTAACACAGACAGAGGACATTATGGAAAGCGTAGCCTTCCTGATTTTCTATCTGACCTTCGTAAAGAATCAGTTGAAGTTAACAGACACTGGTCCGAGCTACTTGGTATTAGTCAGTCAACTGCAACCACTGCTATTAAACCTAGTGGTACAGTAAGTCAGTTAGTTGACAGTGCTAGTGGCATACATACTAGACACAACGACTACTACTTGCGTAGAGTTAGGGCAGATTCTAAAGACCCAATAGCACAGCTAATGGAAGACCAAGGCATACCTTGTGAGCCTGATGTTATGAAACCTAATAGTGTTAAGGTGTTTACATTCCCTATGAAAGCACCAGAAGGTGCTGTGCTTAGGAATGACAGGAATGCTATTGAACAGCTAGAGTTGTGGCTTACTTACCAAAGATATTACTGTGAGCATAAGCCTAGTGTCACCATCAGTGTGCGAGAGCATGAATGGATGGAGGTAGGTGCATGGGTGTACAAACATTTTGATGAAGTCAGTGGTGTTAGTTTCTTACCACACTCTGACCACTCTTATCAGCAAGCACCATATGAAGACTGCACTAAAGCAGAGTATACAAAGCTGGCTAAGAAAATGCCTAAGTTTGTAGACTGGAACTTAATTAGCACATATGAACTAACAGACATGACAGTAGGTACTAAGACACTAGCTTGTACTGGTAGTGTGTGTGAGTTGGTTGACTTAGTTGAAGAAGAGAGAGACACAGAATGAACTTACTTATAATACTAGTGATAGGTGTTAGTCTTATAATGGTTGATGACAGCCCTAAAGATTTACCTACAATAATAGAAGAACAGTTAATATGCAAACCTTTAGACATTGATTCAAAGATGTGTGATGGGTGGAGAACAGAATGACAAAACTAAAAGTACAAAACAAAATAGCAAGGCTAGTAAAGAAATCTATAATATACCTAGCCTTCATGTCTTCAATAGTTTCTGCCGGTTGCCTAATCTATGTTGTTCAATGGTTAGAGGCACTAAGAAAGGGGTGGCTTGTATAGCACAAAGGTAACCCAAGCATTTAATTGCTTGGTAATTTTAATAACTAAGGAGTAAATATGTTAGATAAAATAATGAAAGGTGCAGACGGTGCGATAGACGTAGGCATTAAGCTAATCAGCTTATCAATTATATTGCAGGTTATCTTCGGTGCGAAGGTGGCTTTCCTAACAGGAGATGTAATTAGTTCTATACTTAATATAGTATGGACACTTGGTAACGCTGGACTAGCAGGTATTATTGCCGCTGGTATTATCTGGAAACTGCTCGACAAAGATATAATGAGTGGAGATAAGTAAGCACACTAAAAAAGCTTGGGGTCTTGTTCAAATGGATGAGACCTCCAAGTTACAATGGAGAAGGAAAATGTCAGAAGACAAAATAAATTCACCAAGTCATTACACACAAGGCAAGATAGAAGTAATTGACTTTATTATAGACCAGAACTTTTCATACTTAACAGCCAGTGCAATTAAATACCTGTCTCGCTGGGAGCACAAGCACAAGGGTGACGGAAGACTGGATGATTTAAGGAAGGCAAGGTTCTTTATAGAAAAACAAATTGAAGTTATACTAGCAGAGGACAACCAATGAAGTCTAAAGGTATACTACCGCTTCCCACTTACACAAAAGGAAGAGGAGATAAAAAGAAAACAAATCTCTTAAGTCTTAATGTGTTTAGAAACCTACATCATTTTTCTAAAAACAAAGTAAAAAAAGACTACAGTGAATTGATTAAAGAATTTGTAAACACACTTCCTAAATACAAAACAATACAACCAAGCTACACAATATACTTTAATAACAATAGAAAAAAAGACTTAGACAACTACACATTTCCTATGCATAAGTTTCTTATGGACACACTGGTTGAGCAAGGTGTTATTGCTGATGACCATTATGATTATGTTAACAAAATTACCACGCAGTTTGGTGGTCTAGATACGGACAACTATGTTGTTGTCGAAATAAAAGGAGAAGAACTTGTCACTAAATAAAAGCAAAGACATTAAAGTATTGCGTAAGTTTGATGTTGACTTAGAATTTGGTAAGCAATGGGAAGAACATATAGATGAAGTGTTCTCAGGTGCTAAGCAGTGTGAAATTAAAACAGAGAGAGACAAGTGGGCAACCACAGGTAACATATGTATAGAGATTGAAAGCTACGGTAAGCCATCAGGGTTGACCAGCACAGAGGCTGAGGTCTGGGTACACAATTTAGTTAAAGACAATGAGTTGTGTTGCAGTCTTATGTTTAAGACAGACAAGCTAAGGTCTACACTAGAGAAAATGAAACCCTATGAAGTCATGGGTGGTGACAACAAAGCATCTAAGATGTACCTAGTTAGTATAGCTAAGTTACTTAAGGCTATAGCTACTTAAGTCTGGTTATAAGAAGTCCATTACTACCAACACCAGTCTTAACAACTGAGTAGTTAGTTCCAAGAATAGACTTAACAAAGTTTAAGACTTCATCATATCCAAATCCTTTTTGAAAAGTTCCCTTGCCTTGAGTTATTACACCATCTTCATAAGGCTGGGGATTTTTTAAACTATCAAGGTCCGTTGTCTTTCTTGACATCACCACTGCTTTACCACCAACTGCTAAGCTACCACCTATATTTTGTATAGCCTCAACTCTTTGCTCCATGGGTAGTACATTTATAACAGCGTTGCTTATAATTCCCTTATACTTCTTATCTATTTGACTGGCTTCTGTATAGTTAGGAGCGAATCCTTCCTTAGCATAAGGCTCAAAAGAATCCATTCCAAATTCTTCTGCCGCTATACCCAATCCAGCACCATAGTCTAGCATGTCTGAACCTTTGACACCTGCAAAATGTTTTTGCTTTACTTTTCTATATGTTGCTATAGTGTTTGGCACTTGAGTGTCACCAGACTTACTTAAATCATAGCTCATCTTAGCTTCTAATGCTGGGTCTCTTGCATCCTTTCTATATTGTTTATCAAATTCTGCAAATCCCGGTACTGTATTAGTTCCACATCCCATACTTAATCCTCTTTATACCATTCAAATGGTTTGAAATACTTTCCTGCCACACCTAGTGAGCCATCTAAACTTTCAGTAAGCCAGTCAGTAAGGTTCATTCCTGCTTCTAACTTAGCCGCTAAGTCTTCACCTGTATAGATAGGAGTTATTACATCTTTGAATGCCCTGTCAACAAATCCTGCACCAACACCTATTAAAGATGTAGTTGCACCATCTTGGAATCTTCCAGCACCACCTAGCATACCAACAGCACCAGTAAGTCCAGACCTGTCTAGTGTTTCTCTCATGCCCGGTGATTCAAAGTCTTCTCCTTTAATAGCATCCTTCATCATCTCACCTATTTGAACTAAGGCATATGCCATAGCTATACCACCAATAGCACCAACTGCCGCACCAAATTCTGGGCTACATTGTTTAGGATTCATTTTTCTTAGTAGTCTCTTGACAACTGTATTACCAAACACAACAGGGAATGTCTTGAGCTGTGCTATGATTGCAAATCTAGGGTCTGACATCCACAATGGTTTGTTAGTAGCTTTAGGGTGTACTACCACATCGTCTACTACCTTGTGTAACCAAGGAACAAGGACATCTCTTACTGTCTTGTTGTTTGGCATTGTCTGGTCCAGTATTCCTTCATTGGTAATGTCAACTATTACCTTACCTTCTTTATTTGTAAAGGCATTAGCTATGTATTTGAACTCATCATTACTAACTCCATTTTCTCTAAGCTCATCCGTAAGTCTTCTCTGTTCTATGTCAGATAAAGTACCTGCTATCATGTGGTTTGCTCTTCTATTGATGTTAGTCATCATTGCTTGAGCCGCCCAGTTTCTATTAAAGTTTGTCCACTGTGTAAGGAATCCACCAAGTGGTGTCCTGAAGTATGCACTGACCACCATGTTGTGGTCAGTAGAAAATATTTGGTCTAGTCTTTCATTAACTCTAGGGTCTAGGTTAAAGCCTAGCGTAGCCATAGCCTGTGCACCCTCTCCCGGCTCTACATACTTACCTCTTGCACCACGGTAAATACCCTGCATGCTGTAAGCCAGTGCTTTAGGTAGTGTTCTTAACATGTTAGAGAATCCAGCACGCTCACCTATCCAAGCAAGCTCAGTAATGGATGAGATAGTGGCAAGACCTAAGTGTGTTACAGCACCAACAGTTGTTGCCATCTTACTAATTGCGGACCAGTTTTTGTCAGTGTTTCTTTTGTATGTGTTATGGGCGGCATCATATACATCATATACTTTATCACGCTGTGCTTTTGTTAAGTTGCCTGTTTCTTCAAGGACTTTTAAATCATCTCTTAAACCCTGACCATTCTCACCAAACGCATTAACAGATGCAACACGCGTTGCCGCTTTCTGCATGTAGCCTGTCAGTATTTTCTCAATGTCTTGTTCTCTGAAGTTCATGCCTTGCTTTGCTGACTCTGCATCTAGGTATTTCCAAGCTTCACCTCTGCTCTTCTCAAATCCTTTTCTTCCTTGTCCTTTAAATTCTTGGCTTGCCGCTTCTTCTTCCCTAGCAGTAAGGATGTCTGGTTCAATACCATTTATAATATCATCAGCAATTTGCTCAGCACCTTTGCGTGCTGTAGTGTCTTTAGTTCCTTTGACACCCTCTCTTGTAAT